GAACAGAGGAGTTTGGTGTTTGGCAGGATCAAGGATGTAGCGCAACTGAAACAGGTTTGATTGATATTGCTGCAGGAACACAGGAACTTGATGCGTGGTTTTATGAGAACGGTGGTGGTACTTGCTTCATGCTGGCATGGAATGTTGATGGGCGTGGTTGGGAGATTGTTCAACCAGAGTTCTTTACTAGTGAGCCTTTAACACCAGCATCAACTTCCACGCTTGAAACCACAACAACGACAGAATCAACAACGACCACAACACAACCACCAGAAACGACCACATCTACTTACCTGCCAGCCACAACGGCAATACCACAAACAACAACAACATTGCCCCAAACAACCTCATCAGTTATTCCCCAACCTGATCCTCTACCAGTTCCAGAAGTCGTGGCAACCACTTCAATACCAGCCACAACAACCACCCTAGAACTCCTACCAGAAACAACGCTGACCACATCCCCACAGACTACAAGCAGCAGCATCTCTGCCACGACAATCCCCGTATTGCCTCCTGTAAGCGTTTCTAACGCACCAGAAACCACAACCAGTACCTACACACCACCCCAAACAGGGCAGGCTTTAACGCAAGCACAGTTCAGCGAAGCCCTAACAGCCCTATCAGAAGCCACACCAGAACAGGTGACAGAAATTGTGGACACAATCCTAAACAGTGAGGTCACATCAGAGCAGGCTGAACAGTTGGTGGCTGCAGTGGAAGTGTTGTCTGCGATCACAGGTGAGCAAGCACAAGAGTTGTTTCAGGCGATTGAGCCAGCACAACTATCTGAATCAATGGCAGCAGTAATTGCTGACGCAATGAACGATCCTGCTGTACCTGATGAAGTGAAAGAAGCGTTTGAGGAAACTCTAAACATTTTCGGCAATGACGGTTTCAGCACATATGTTCCACTTGATTCAAATGTGAATGTGGCTGTACGGCGCACAATTATTGCAGGCACTACAATCCTTGTTGCTTTACCGTCACCAGTTCCTACGAGGCGCACATGAAAAAGATTCACGATTATCTGATTGAGAACGCATGGGTTTGGGCTGGAACAGGTTTGGTGTTGCTCACTTTGTCTGGAACAACTTTGCGTCAAGCCTTATGGATTACCTGTTTGACGGTACTAGTACACTTCATTGCAACAATGTTAAAGAAAGGTGATCCAGAATGAAAAAGGCTCAAGATGTCGCAGGCAGAATTATTGCGTTATTTCTCACTAATGCGTTGGGTGTAATCACAGGTGCATCTGTTATCGCACCAGCGTTGGAGATCTGGAAGGCTGCAGCGGTGGCTGGTGCTGTTTCGGTGTTCAAGGTTGTTGAGTCGTTGGCACGGGCTTCTGTTGATGGCACGCTAACGAAGGATGAAATTGATGCAGCGTTTGGTGCAACACCAAAGAAAATTGCTGCAAAGAAGGCTGCGAAATGAAACGCCCGTACACAGGAAACAAGGATGGTGCTGCAACTGGTGAACATCCACAACTGACTGCACTGATCAAAGAACTAACGAAGGCTTACAGTCCTGCGCTGTGGTCAAATGGTTCTTGGGGTGTGAGAAATATGAGAGGTAAGGAATCACTGAGCGTTCATGCAACAGGTAGGGCTGTAGATATTTCGTGGCGCAACATGGGTGATGGCAAGCGTGGTGTTGCTAAGGGTGGGCGCAAGTATGCAATGGCTGCAATGGATTATTTGGTGAAGCACGCTGACGCTTTGGGTGTAGAAATGATTATTGATTATTTCCCCACCCCATACGGAAGGGCAGCCAAGTGCGATAGAGATATGGCATGGCAGAAGTACACAAAAGAAACTGTGCATGGTGCGCCTAATGGCGATTGGTTTCATGTGGAGGTTGATGGCAAGAAATCATCTGAGCAGATCAAGGCTGTGTTTGCAGCCAACCCACCAGAGAAGGTAGTGGTTGGTGCATAAATGGATGCTGGACTTGCTGCCGTAGTCGTTGCCTGCATCACAACGCTTGGTGGCATTGTGGTTGGTTTCATGCAATCATTTAAGAAGGAGAGCAAGGAAGCCAGACGGGAGAACCGTGAGGATCATGCTGTTGTGCAGATGCAACTTAAGATGATCTACAAGGGTTTGAACAAAGTAGATAACAAGTTAGAACAACACATTCAAGATCACAGAGAAGGTGAGCATGGGAAAGTTATTACAGCAGATAGAGGCAACGCCAGTTAATACTGGTGGAAAAGAATCAACAGTTGATCTGGCGATTCAATCAATGCAAGGTGAGGACAGAGAGGACTTGGTGTGCGCTTTGCGTAACACAACAATCTCTGCGTCAGTCATATCGCAAGTGTTGCAAGACAATGGTTGCGAAGTCTCAAGAAATGCAATCGTGCGTTGGCGAAACAGGGAAGGTGTCTGATGGGCTTAGGCGATCAAATCAATGAGGCGTTAGAGGTTGAAAGCAATGGTGAGTTGTTGCGTTTGCGTAAGCAGCGTGACAGTTATGCGAACCAGAATGTGCGCTTGCAAACGAAACTGGATGAGTTAGAGCGTGCGCTTTCTGTGGTGGATCAGGTTGATGGGCTGACTGTTCAGCCTCCTATTTGGCTTGCACCAGCGAAACCAAAGACCCATGCAGCAACCCTTGTGGTGATGTTGTCTGATACACACTTTGACGAAGTGGTGAACCCTGACGAAATGGAAGGGCTGAACGCATACAACCGTGAGATTGCAATGTTGCGGTTGGAGAAGTGGACACAGAATGTGATCAAGATGGCACGCCATTATCTATCAGGTGTGAACTATGACGGAGTGGTGTTGATTCTTGGTGGTGACATTTTCAGTGGTGACATTCATGAGGAACTGGCATTGACCAATGAGGACACCATGATTGGCTCACTGCTGTTTTGGGCTGAACAGGTATCGGCTGCAGTAGAACTACTGGCAACAGAGTTCAAGAAATGTCATGTGGTTTCAGTGGTTGGTAATCATGGTCGGACTACACGCAAACCTCGCATGAAGCAGCGTGTGAAAACAAACTTTGACTGGCTGTTAGCAAAGATGGTGGAACGCAGTTTTGTGAAGGACAAACGGGTGACATTCACCATCCCAGAATCGGCTGATGCGCTAGTACAGATCTATGACTATGGGCATCTGATCACTCACGGCTATCAGGTATCTGGCGGTGGTGGTATCGGTGGCATCTATCCACCAATCATGAGGATGCGTGCAAGAAAACACGCACGGTACATGGTCACAGGCAAGTCATTCCAAACCTTGTGGCTTGGTCACTGGCATCAGTACATCAGCACACCTTCAATGGTGGTGAACGGATCATTGAAGGGCTATGACGAATATGCAATGTTGATGGGGTTCGGACATGAGCCACCACAGCAAGCATTAGGAATCGTCACACCAGAACGCAACCTGACAATCCAAGCACCAGTGTTCTGCATGGATCGCAAGAAGGAAGGCTGGTGAATCATGGCAACTTTTGTAGAGATCGTTTGGCATGATGCGCACGCAGACACAAACACTTGGATTGAGAAAGATGAGATTGATGGCAACCCATGTGTGGTTGTGTCATGTGGCATCTTGTTGCCTGACACAAAAGCGGATCACATTGTTCTCTCACAATCGTTAAACAGTTATGACCAATACGATTGTGTGTTGTCTGTTCCTGTTGCAATGGTGCAGTCAATGCGTGTGTTGGGCAGTGGACTGGATGCGAACGAACATCTAACCTGATTCCGTTGCGCAATGTTCTCCTTCTACGTTGCGCAACAAATTGGTTGAGTAACCCTGCCTCCTAGTACGAGGTGGGGTTACTCCCAAAAAGTGCCAAAAATATTTTTAAGATTTTTTTTGAGCCAATAACTGTGCGGTCTGATTTTCTGTTTTGACCACTTTTTGATTTTGTGTGATTTGCAATCTGCTAAACTGTGTGTATCAGTTACAAAACTGGTTGATTCAAGAGGAGGATCAAATGAGCAAACAGGTGAGATGGAAATGTGCAATCTGTGATCATGGATTACTTGCACCAACTAAACCAAGAAAGAATGATGTGCGCAGATATTGTCTGCCATGTTCAGCGAAGTCAGGGAAACTTGTTGAACGGGTTGCACCATCATTGGAAAAGAAACGAGAGCAACGCAGTGCTGTTGTGCGAGAGCAGAACAAGATCAAGCGTGAACGAACTGCAGCGAAACTGCAACCGTTGAAAGAACGAAAGAAACGAGAAGCACAACGCCAACGCATCTTTGAAAAGGAAGCAGATCGCATTTGGGCTTTGTTCTTTCCAAATGGAACTGCAGGAAAACGACCACCAATCAAAATCGTGTATTCAAGAGGAAGTGGTGTGTCAGGTTTGTGGAACGGTTGGGAAGTGCTTGTGCGAATCCCACGCAGCAGCAAAGGTGGTGCAACTGCATGGGAAACACTGGCGCACGAACTGTGTCACGCTGTTGTTGGTACACGCCATGATGATCGTGAAGGTTGGCATGGTCGCACCTTCTACACGACATTGAAACCAGTGATTGAGAAACGCTGGAATGTGCGAATGGACTGGTCGTTTATCAACGGGTACACGGACACATCAAAGTCGTGGGGATACAAGGTTGATTGGGAGATGACTGACCAGTTAAAGGAATCGGGGAAAGTCAGGTTTGAGTACCAGCCAGATGATCTGGAGGTTGGCTGAAACCCAAGCCCAGTACGGCAAAAACAAATACTTGCATTGGGTATGGCTGGCAGGGCATACTTGATGTATGGGGAAGTACCCCAGATGTTCAAGAGGAGGACATGAAGTGAATCGGATTACAGAGACACCAAGTTTTACAACACGCATCATTGGTGTTGTTGAAGCAGATCAACCAGTTGATGGTGGCAAGTGGGCGTTGATGTGTGAACACTTTGTTGATGGTGAGTGGATCAACGGAGGAATCATCCAAGACACAAACAAGCGCAGGCTTGCACAGTGGACACATGAGAAGCGTGGTGCTGGATATACAACATGGTGTGATGCTTGTGTTGAGGCTCATCATGCAGAGGAGGTGAAGTGATGCACACTGCAGAAGCAATCCAGTGTGGTGGTTTTGGTAATCACACTTGGTGGGAAAAGAATGAGAAGCGTTGCAAGCGCATTGCTGCTGAACAGTGGTGCGAGCATTGCCATAAAGAAATGGTTGAAGGAACTGGATGGATGGTGAACTGGAAGTACAGCAATGATTCCCTCTATCCCATTGATGGTGAAAAGTTTGAGTATCGCATTGTTGGTAATGAGTGCATCAAGAACTTCTTGCGCAAAGATCAGTATGCGATTTATGCGAAGGAGGTGAAGTGATGGCACGCCAGAATGAGCAGCGTTGGTTGTGTGGTCATTGTGGTAATCGGATCACAACATATGTGAAGGTGAGTGAGCCACCAGTTTGCAGCAAGCATCTGAAGCCTGTGCGCATGGCAGAGACATACAAGATCAAGTGGGGTGAGCAGAAGTAACTGTGTGACACCCATTGGTTAGAACTAGATCAAACAACAAACAGAGGAGAAGGAAATGCAAGTAATACCGAAAGCCAAACATGGCAGCAAAGAATGGTTGCTGGCACGCTGGAAAGATGAGCAAGGGCGTTGTGTCTTTGGTGCATCAGACATTCCAGCATTGATGGGTGCAAGCCCATACAAAACCAGAGGAGAATTGTTTGCTGACAAAGTGAATGAACCAGTTGAGCAAGAGGAAACTGCTGTGTTTAGGCGTGGCAATCTGCTTGAGAAACCGTTGCTTGAGGAAGCGTCACGCATACTTGGCACAAACATATTCACACCAGAAGTGATCTACCGTGACGGGCGATTGTCAATCAGCCTTGACGGTGTGGACAATGAACAGCAACCAACTGTTGTTGTTGAGGCTA